CAAATCCACTAGCTATATTATCTAGGTATCTAACTGAACCTGTATTAGTTGCTGCTCTTCCTATATATGGCATTAGTTACCTTCCAATGCTTTTACTTTAGCACTTAATTCTTGCATACCTTTTATAAGAACGCCAATTAGCTCTGAATACCTCATTCCGTATCTATCATCATTTTCGTTGTAAATAATTGGTGCGAAGTCTTTTGTGGTTAGTCCCATATCTGTTAAGACCTTTTCTACGTCTTGAGCAATTAATCCATAGTGTGTTCTGCTATATTTACGCTTTATAACTTTTTCTCCAAATTCTTCTTCTTTTCCTTTTTCTCCAGGCATAGCAGGTTTAGTATAATCATAATCTTTCCATTTATACTGAACAGGTTTAAGTTTGTTTATAAAATCTAATCCTAACGAAGATTCTTTAATATTATCTTTCATTCTTTTATCAGATGTTTGTATAGTTCCATTAGTTGCATAAACATCATCATACCTATAGCTTCCTGTTCCTAAATCAGCTTCTTCATCACCATAAGGCTTTATAGCAAATGCTCCACCTGCGTCAAAGACCACATCATCCCCTGCACCTCCTGAATAAAAGTATATACCATTTGCATTATTATAGTTTGTTATATAACCCCATCCGTTATCTAATTCACATCCAATCTCCATCCTATTATCGCCACTACCGTGAAATTGTAGTCTAGCATGATTAGTATTATGCTCTCCTGATAACTTTGTACCACCAAGAAATAGAAATTGAGCTTCATCTGGTAATGTTAAATTTCCATCAAGAACAGTATTGTCTTCATTTACTGGATTGGCAGAATAAACTTGCAAATCTTTTGCCCATAAAGTTTGAGAACTAGATGCTGGATTACCACTTCCATCTGAGTTTACCATCCATAATTCAATAACATCACCTATTACTACATCTTTTAAAGATAAATCAAATCTTCTATAATTATGAACACTATTAGTATTACTGCTATGTAAATTATAAGAATAAGAAGCAGCTGCAGTACTACCATCTAGTAACTGCATAGTATTGCTTGGCGTAGCCATATCAGCAGAACTATTATTTTTTGCCCATCTATAAGCCCACCAATGAGAACCACTTGTGTTCTTTGCCCACCATGTAACTCTAATAGTTCCACCTCTAGCAGCTGTAAATGTTTTCATTCTCTTGTAATTAGCGTTTCCACTATTACCGTTAACAGTGTATTCTATAAGGTCTTGGGCAACCATATGGTCTGTGCCAGCTTCATAAGCCAATGCACTTCCTTTAGATGTGGTAACATTCCCAGCTGCTGTAATACGCATTCTTTCAGTTGCTGCGTCATTTGTAGTAGCGTCCCTTGTTGCAAATACTAAATCTGCTTTTGTATAGGCTGCATAAGATTGAGAGTGAGTACCAATCCAGCAAGTAGGATGTACTCCAGTTCCACAATCATTCCAATTCCATCCTATACCACCTCCATACTTATCATTAGCATTATATCCAGTAAGATATAAGCACGTTCCATCATTAGTACCAGGAGCTGTTTGAGAACTGTCTTGACGTATCCTTAACATAGCATCACTCTCACTTGCACCGATACGAAGCTTTCCACTATGATTCCATCTACCCACTACGCTATTATTGGTACGAAATTCTATTCCACCACTTGCACCTTCTTGTAATAATATTAAATCTTTAGAGGCTTTATTATTATGTATAAATAGATGTCCTTCTGTTCCTTGTATGTAAGAATCTGTTCCGTTATGATGAATCTTGAGGTCGTCACCTGCACCCACATATAGAGCCTTACTATCGCTTGAGTTTTTTATATCACCTGAAAAAACAGATGCAGAATCACTAACTTCTAATTCTAAATTCCCATTAGTGTAAAATTTTAAATTACCAGCTCCATTATTATAACAATATAAATGAGTATCAGCTTGGACTAAACTGGTATAAGAATTTGTTTCGCCTGTCTCATCTAACTGCAAACAAGCTTGGTCTGCATGCGAAATAACTAAGCCATGATTTGCACTAAAGTTTCTAACTATTTTTGTATTAGGGTCATTTGTTCCAATGCCGACTTGATTAGTTCCACCATCTACAAAGAACATATTAGCATCATCGTTAGATTCTATCCTAAAGTCTATATCAGCTGAATCTTCGTTAATGACTAGCATATCTTGAGTATCATCTTCTAGAAATCTCATAAACTTTACATTGCCAGCAGTAATCTCAATAGCATCATCCGCTGAGAATCTAAGATGAGTATCTGTATCTCCTACATGCTTGATATATTCAGGAGCAAGTAAATCCCCGCCAAGAGTTAATGATGAAAGAGTACCTACTGATGTAATCCCAGTTTGAGCTGCATCTACGCTAAGTGTATCTGTTGAGAGAGTTAAACCAGTGCCTGCTGTGAGGTTGGTTTTGTTCATTGCTATAGAACCAGCAAGGTGTGAATTATCTACTGATCCATCGACAAGTTCAGAACTATCTACAGAATCTGCAGCTAATTTTGCAGCAGTTACTGCATCATTTGCGAGGTCAGCAGTTACGATTGTAGCATCAGTAATCGCTGCTGAATCGACCATTGGGTCTATTAAGACATCCGCTGGAACTTTACCTATATAACCCACTAGGTAATCTCCATAATTGAAAGTACAACGTCTAGAGCATTAGACGCACTTGCTAAACATTGCAAAGCATCTGATGTTTGTAGGACAATCTTATTGCCAGACATTACTTCAAGCGAACCTCCTTGTGGGATTGGTGCTCCTTTAATTACATATACATCATCACCATTTTCACCTGATGATGAGTTTGTAACAATTTTAACATCAGCTGTTATAGCTGCAGAGCTTGTGTTAGCTAGAGTGCATCCTATTACAATAGCTGTCGTAGAAGAAGGTACTGTGTAGACTGCTGATAAGCTTGTTGATACATTCGCATCTGTTTTTAATTTAAATGTGTTTGCCATTCATTATCCTAAAGCTATTGCAAGAGCTGTAGCATCTCCTTGAACATTATCATTATCTGGAAAATAATTCCTGGAATAAGTGGAACCATTATATTTAGCATAAAAAAGTTTTCCGTCACGGTAGTTAATAGCGACTTCACCCGCAGCCAAGCCGTTACTAGTTTCTGCGGCATCAGAATTAACTGTAGGTTCTCCACCAGATGTGCCATCCTTCTTTAATTTGATAGTATTTGCCATGATTACTCCTAATCACTAAATGTTCCGCCATCAATAGTTGCTCCACTGATAGCTGTAAAATAACCTGTTGCAAATTGACAATCACCAACTGAACCAGATATTACACCAGTAGATTCAGTAGCAACTGGAATATAAGTAAATCTATGAGAATTACTATCATCCATTCCAAAGAACATCTTTTTAGCACTACTATCGTAGTACTGACCTAAGATACCTCTATCTTTATTATCATCTGAACCTGGAGCCGAATCTCCACCTAATGTGAAAATTGGATCATCAATCGTTATTGTTGTCGAATTAACCGTCGTAGTAGTTCCGTTAACTGTCAAGTTTCCTGATACTGTCAAGTTATCATCAACTGTAGTTGTACCACCAGCAGAGTCTATTACTAGATTTCCACTAGAAGTATCAATTTCATTTGCAGCCGTTACACCGACTTGTATATCATCTGCAGTTATTCCAGCAACAGAAGGACTTGAACTTGAATCAATAGCTACTGTTGGAGTAGCTCCTTCTCCTGAGTTATTAGCAAGTGATATACCAGTACCAGCTACTAAACTAGCTACATAACTACCAGTTGTTTCGGTTCCAAGAGCAACTCCATCATCTTTAATTGTTACTACTCCAGAACTAACTGCAAAATTATCAGAACTCATCTGAACTATACCCTTAGCACTTGTTGTACCAAAGATATTAGAATCAGTTACATCAACTGCAATAGTTGATGAGTTATCATTACTGCCAGAAGCTACAGTTCCACTAATACCATTTCCATAGGTTATATCCTGAAGAGTTGGTAAGTGAAATACTTCAACACTACTATTATTATGACGGCCTACATACAGTTTCTTACCAGCTTGACTTAATGCAAGTTCACCACTATTTAATGAGGTAGGTGCGCTTGTATCAGTATTGCTACTATGGCGTTTTATCTGAATGGTATTAGCCATGCTTATCTCCTATTAAGTAAATGTTCCACCGTTAAGTGTGGAGACTCCAGCCACAAGGACTTCATTCCAAGAGTCTTCATCTCGAACATAAAAAACATCATTATCTGAATCATAGTGAAGGTCTCCTTCACTGACACCAGAAGTTGGAGCGCTTGTACCTGTACTCACTCCTTGTAATGGCAGACTCTGTATTAATTGGTCTGCACTTCCGTTATCTATATATAGATTCCCGTCATCACCTTTAAAGACAAGTTTAGTATAAACATCTTTAATTTTATTTGGGGCTGATAATGTACCCATTAATTTTCTCCCGCTATTACTAATTCTGTAAATGTAGTAGAACTTATTGATTGATCACTATAGCTAGTTGACCCTATAGTTACTGCTGTAAATGTAGGTGTACTAGCAGCTGCCACTCCACTTAGCGAAGGAGCTGCTGAAGCAGATACTGCTGTATAACTAAAATCATCAGGAGTATCGACAGCCGTAAAATTATCAGGGCTATAGGAGTCGAAGAAGTGATTCGAGCCAAGCTCGCTAAATGACCAAGAAATGTCATCCCATTCCGCAAGCCCAAAATTATTCGTTGACCAATCATATGCTCTTGTATTTATAGCCATTAAAAGTCCACTGGTTTAACATATTTCACTGTTCCCGTTCTAGCTCTGTAAGCATAACTCCTACCTTCCCTTACTCCTTTTTCAAACTTATCATGGAAATATTGAGCAAGCGGCAATTGATTTGGTTTCTTTTCATAGCCAAGCGCAATTGCTTTAGATACAATGTAATCATGAAATTGACCTGGAAAATCACTAGTGGCAGTCCAAGAAAAATTATCAGAAGATGGTTCTGTAAAAGCAGTAGCTTTTTTATAATAAAATAGCGTTATCTTCTTGCCATTTTGACTTGACGATGGAGAAGTAAATTTTTCTGTACTTGGATTAAATTTTGCTACCCCTATAGCATCTCTTTCAGTCCACCATACCCATTGATTTGTAGCGTATTTATTACTCCAAGTATCTACATAAGTCCCAGCCATTATGTTAAGTCCCTTCGTATAGGTCTACCAACTAATTTAGGTATATTAACATGATCTGTGCTGCCATCAGCTGCTTCCATGTCAACTGATTTAATTTCAAGAATTGACTCATCTAGTGCATAATATCTTTGGTTTGTAGCTAAATCAAATTGTGTGGCTTTTTCAAGCATTCTTGTTCTTTGGCTAAACTCTTCTTGAGCAATATTCAACATTTTTACTATTTCAGAAACACCTAAATCTGGGTGATGTTGCTGTACTAATTCAACCATCTCTTTTAATTTCAACGTCTTACTCCTTCTGCTGTACTATCAAGGACTCCAGCTTGTGTGTAGGGAGCCATAAATTCAGATAACTCTGCTTTCACAACTTGATATTGACCCTGAAGCCATTGGTAATCTGTGGTTAATTTACCCATGACAGTTGTATAAAGACTAATCTTTTTTTGGATATTGGCATTAAACTCTGCAAGAGCTTCTTGTGCTTGAGCTTGCCTTAAGCCTAATTCTGTTTGAAATTTTGTTGTATCAATACCAGATTTTGCAGATTCTTCAGCTACCTTAGCTTGATAAGTTTGCATATCAACGGTAAACTCTTGAATTTCCTTGTTAATATCATTTTGGTATTTAGCTAACCAGGATGAGGCTCTTTGTAATTCTTGAGATGCAGTAGTTAATGTAGCTTGAACCATATCGTCATCTTCATCTTGTAACCAATATCCAACACTAAAAGCAGTAGCGTCATCATTAGTTCCAGATTCTTCATTAGTTGTTATTCCAACATTTATAAGATTCTTTGCCTGAGTAATAGCATTTGTATACTCTTCTGGTAAGTTTGACTGGATATCTAAAGTCGGAACATCTCCAACATTGCTATCACTAAATGAAGCTGGAATGTCAGCAGAGACCGAAATAGAAGTATTCAAATCATCCATCATATCAAAAACAGTAGTATCCGCATCTAGATCAGTAGGAAGTTTAGCGTTTAAAGCAGCCATCTTATGATGTAATAATTGAGCTGCCGCATATAGTACTACTCCATGATACATTTCAGAAGGGAAATTATCTATTGCACTATCCGTTCCAGCAACTGAAGTATCAGGCAATACAATACTTATCTTCACTATTTCATCATTATTTGGAACTGGCAGAACATTAAGAACTGCATTATCAATATAATAAACTGGAGAATTTTTACTTGCGTAATAAATGCTATCAGTATTTTTAGCATTACTTCTAAAAGCTGCATTTATTGGGCTACATTTGAGCTCTTCTCCATTAGTTGCATTACCATTTCTTCTTACTATGTCTATAATTTTAGAATTAGTAGTTAAGGTTAATGTTTTTGTAGAATCATTTAATGTCTGTAAAGAAGCAAATAATGGTAGCATATCTGGATTAGTTTTCTCTACCATAGAGATAATCCATTGTACACCATTCGCCAGGAACTTTGATATAGCATTTGGATATGCATCAGTTTCACCAGCGTAGTTACCTATTTCAGCGTTAAATGCCATTATCCACGCTTCCTAAACATGCCACTTGGCCCTTCTCTCATAGCCTCATCATATTCCATATCTTCTATTTCTTTTTTAGTTAGCTTTCTACCCTTATTCTTCATTCTAAAATTTTCTGCTCTATTTGCTTTTTTTGGAGTTAAATATTTTCCACCTGGAGTTAATCTTCTGCCCTCCTTAGCCCTTTTAATCACATCACCCGCTTTAATTCTCTTAGATAGGCCGACTGCTCTTGAGCCATATTTCTTAGTTAAAGCCTTAGCTGACATACTCATAATTTTTAATGCTGTTGTTAAATTCATTCGATTAATCCTTTACTAGTCACCCAAATCTCCATGTTTTCCACGATACCTTACAGCGTCTGCGTCTCTTTTTTCGTTCATCTCTCTTATATCTCTTTTGGTCGGTTTCCTAATTTTTCCAACCATTCCCTTTTGAGTAGCTTTTTTCCTAGTATACTTACCAATTTTATAACCTTCTTTTTTTAATAAAAGACGAGCATTAATAACTTTACTTAATCCAGCTTTTCCCCATTTTTTCTGAATGGCTGCTTTTGACATTTTCATAATCTGTAACGCTAATCTAACAGTCATTTTTTACTCTTCTTACTCTTTTTTGTTTTGGCATTGGTATTCTGTTGGCGTCTACTGTGATCATTGACTTCTTCTTTTCCAGATTGCCAAGGGCCACCAATATCATTACTAGTTACAATTTTCATACTTAACCTTTTCCAGTAAGGGGGCCATAAAGACCCCCCATAATTTACTGAATTAAGCTGAGAACTTCAACAAGGTATGAGTTTCAGGTAAAGATATTTCTAAACCAGCTTCGGTTAGAATTTGATCTTTTCTTCCATCAACATTGTTGTTCTGTACATTAGTGATAATGTGCGTATCTCTCGATGTGCCATTAGCAGCTAACGGACGGTATGCTACATTCTTCATGTCAACCATGATAGCGTAGTCTTCCCACATTCCTCTGAATAATGGTTGCTCGATCAAGTGTAAGTCACCGTAAAGAGTATTTACTCGTGTTACATTGTGCCCGAATGAACCTTTTACATTCTGAATATCTAAGGAATAACCATTTGAACCACCACTAGTTGTAGCAGTGTGCCCAAGTGCCATTGTGTTGCCTAAGAAAGAGTTTCCGCCAAGTTTGTTAAAGTAACTTAATACTTTTCTTGAAGCAAGTACAAGTTTGTTTCCACTATTACCTGATTCAGGTGAGAAAACATCTTCCATTGCATCAATAAAGTCATCGTAATCCGAACCAGAATAAGTAAAATGTTTAATTTTACCATAAGCTTCTGTGTAGGGTACGATTCCCCATGAACGTCTAACAGGCCCTGTCGCTGTAGAATCATCCGATCCAACACCAAATAACATTGCATGTTCTAAATCCATTTTGTGTTCCATTAACTTTTCTTGCCAGACTCGCTTGTACTCATTAGATACACCACGATAGCGGGTAGCTAATGAAGTTCCACTAAATAAAGAGATTGCCGTCTTAAAAATCTGACAATAACCTTCTCTATCATAGAACTCGTCTTTCCATCCTTCAGGATCAGTTGAGCCTTCAGCAAAAGCTGAACCAACAACTTGACCTAATTTACCAGAGTCAATACGTAACTTACTAGCATCTGCTGGAGTTGCAATCAACCCAGAGTTAGAACTAGTAGGCACATAAGCTGCCTTGATAAAAGTTGCAGTAATTTGCGTATAAGCAGCATTAGTAGAGGTATCTGGGTTAGCACTTATTTTATAATAAGCTACCGCAGGTATATCACTACCGTCACTACCATCTGCATCATACTCACAGCCAATAGCAACCATTTGATCTTTCAATAAGAACTTAGGTTGTGTAGCTGTAGTTACAACTCTACCATATTCATCATAAAGACATTCAACTTGAAGATCAGTAATATTATAACCAGTATAACTACTAGCGTTATATGCACCAGTTACTTTTGCTGTCTTAACTTGAAAATTGCGACGCTGCCATTGATGACGCTGCTCTAAGAATTTAAAAACAGGATCATCTGTTGGTTTTTTCGCAACCTTCGACAAATATGTAAAGAATGGAGACTGCTTTGGAGCGAGTTCAGCAACACGTTCCCCGAAATTGTACATCCGTCTAGAATGATCAATCGAGGATGACTGCATACCGCCACCAGCGGTTATACTATATACGTTTGCCATCTTTATTTACTCCAATTAGTTTCCAATTAATTCCAAGGGTTCTGCTTATTATAGTCACTAATCATACTGTCTATAATCTTATCTTCTACATTACCCTCACTTTGTCTGCTTTGAGAAGGCATAACACCCATCGAAGGAGGTACTTGTTGTGCCCTCTGAACTTGCTTGAACTCCTCTGAAGGAGCGGCTTGCTCTTGAGGGGAACCGTAACCTTTATCCGATGAATATAATTTCCATAGATTATCCATACTTATAGAAGAAGGGTCAGACATAACTCTAACAAAATCTTCAGCAACAGATGAATCAACTTTATATTGATTCATAACTTGTTGTTTTATATTTTGCATTTGAGCTACTTCATGCTGCTCTGCTTCACGTCTTTGAATATCTTGCTGTCTTTGAGTTCTCATCTGCTCACGCTCATCTTCTAGCATAGCCATTTGATACTCGAACTGTAAGTTCTTGTAATCATCCATCTCATCACGCCAAGATTGTTCTTCACGAACAAATCTAGCACTCTCAGACTGAGGATCAGATATTGCTTCATCCATGTTAAAATTATAAGGTCTTTGCGGTTTCTCTGGAGGATCAGGAAATTCTACTTCAGGCTCAGCTTCTCTAGCTTCCTGTTGTTGTTGAGGTTGACTATTTACAGCTAACTGATTAAACTGATGCTGTAAAGCGTCCCTCTCATTTTTCAACTTATCAGCTTGAGACTGCCAATACTGATATCGAACTTCATCGTTATCGGCTGGAGGTTGTTCTGAAGGTGTTTCTTGCTGCTCAGATTCCTCGACTACATTTGTAGCAGCCATCTCTGGCTCTAGAGGAGCTTCTGGTTCATCAAAAACTTCAGATACACTGCCTTCCTGTCCACCAAATATGACGTCATCTACTATAGAGCTCTCATCTGTCGTATCAACACTATGTGTTTCTACTGGAGGGGTGTCTACAGGTACTGTTTCTGCCATAATATTCTCCTATTTTTTAGATTGCTTCTTCTTAGGGCTTGAAGAAGGTGAATCTTGTTTTTTGGAAATAACTTCTGCTACTTCCTTTTTTACTTGCCCTAAAGCGTCATCTAGGCGTTTCTCGAATAGAGTGCCAGACATCTTTGCTTTATTTGAAGTTGACTTCAAATCAGCTTTTGATTTTTCGATTTCGGCTTTCATTTTGGCGTGATAAATTTCACGCTCTCTTGTTTGCAAGTCTCCTTGCAATTGTTTTATTGTTTCAGACGCTTGCTGCATTTGTTGCTGCAATTGCCCTATTAAATCTGTTCTTTCCATGACTCCCTGCATATCGAAGACCTCTGTCTTCTTTAAGACTTCTTGCTTATCAATGATACCTTTTTCATATGCATCCATATACATTTCAAGTTGAGCCATTCTATTAGTTGGCATAGTAGAGCCAGTCACAACGACAACATCATACTTACCAACCGTAATATCATTCACAACCTTCACTTCACCCGTCTTGTCGTCATACATTTTTTTATTTATCATATACTCATTAATACTATTATTAGGTTGAATTAATCTAATAACTTTTTGTGTTGTATAAAGTTGTTGCATTATAGGGATAGCTATTTGGCCAAGTCTATTAAGACCAGCCTCTATATCAGCTAACTTACTTTTCATTTTACGCTGACCAAACTCGTCTAGACTAACTGTAGCTTTATATGTATGTGGAGCTACTGCAGAATTGCCCATTGTCATCTCGTATAAACCTAATTGATGGTCTATATCATTCTTGGCCGTCATTTCATTCGAATATAATTCGTTCGGTAAGGGAGTTGGCTGAACTGGTGTTGGCTGCCCCTGATCAAAATCAACCTCGATGGCTACTCCAGGCTGGGCCCATTTCTGCTCAAACTCCCTCATATCTACCGAACCTGATGGTATTAAAATCTTTGTATTTGTACTTGTAGTAGCATGGGCGATAATAAGACTTCTCGTTTTGTTAATGTATTCCTGCATACCTTTAACCATGCGAACATCTGACATAGGATATGGGGTTCTGGTATGTTGGTTCATAAAGAACACAAGTGGATACTTATCAATAGGGAGGATACGAGAATATAAATGCTTATCGCCCATAATTACACACTGTTTAATTCTTTTAGTTGGAACAATAACAACTTCAATTAAACCTTCATCTATTAAATCTTGGAAGGTTATCTCTTGAATATCTGGAGGATTAGGTAAATCAACTCTATTAGCAGCTCTGCTTTCTTGAACTCTTTGCTGATAAAGCGTATTTAGTTGCTGCATTGCTTTCTCTGCTTGTTCTTTTTCCATAAGAACTTGGCCTTGAATTCTCCAAGCAGGTTGTTGAACATACTTTTCATAATCTGCTTCATTTAACAAATCTTCTTGACCAGTTATACTTTCAAATATTCTATAATGGTCTACTAATAATGAATAATATCTTTCATATCCTCTAATATACTCATTACTTTCACCAAAATTAGCTATAGTTTGAGTATCAGTAGACTCTGGCCATGTCGTCTCCCCATCATCCTCTCTACTAGTTTGAGGTCTATCTGTCAAATGAGTCTCTGTATTTGCATTTTTTATAGCTTTTTTATACATTGGATATAAAGACTTAGCTTGGTCTTTTGTGTACAATCTTGATATAATAATATTTTCCGCATCGTCAGCAAAAGGATGTCTAGAATTAGGGTCTATATAAATATCTAATGGGTCTACATCGTGAATACAAACCTCACCCTTGCCCATATCCATAGATGGGTCTACGTAAATCAACGCTGCTCCAAGACCAGTTACATAGTAATCATCAACAACTCTTCTAATAACTGAATTGCCTTCAGATATTTGCCATATATACTCAAGTAACCCATTCATCGCTTGAGCTACTCTATTATCACTGTCTTCTCTTGGAGATACTCGAAACTGTGGTTTATTAGCAGTAATTAAAGCCTTTGCTGCTTCTACTGCGGGGTGAACACGATTTACGACTAATGGAGCTTGACCTCTCTCCTCCAATACCCTCTTTTGGTCTGCTGTCCATTGTTTGCCAAGGCGAAATTCTCTATCTTCTTGAGCATGATTTGCCCATTTTTCACGCTTTTTTGAATATGTTTTCCATATATTATGCGTTTCATCAACGAGTTTTTTGCCAGTTTTCTGTGATTTTGATTCGTAAGCCATCATTTAATATTACTACTTACATAGTAAGCCAGTCAAGTATTTTATTGTTTTTTATTTTAATTTCTTTCTTGGGATCAAATTCATCCTTTTTTATTCTACAAGGCCTCGACCCTTCAAGGGCAGTCCAGACTGCATCCATAATATCATCGTTCTTTCCCCTTGGATAAGATAAGAACTCTTGTTGAGCTGATAAGTCTTGTGGTCTAAAATAAAACTCCCCTTTAGCAAAGACTGGAACCAGCGATAACAATCTTTCGCTTTTTCTATTTCGTGGTTTTACACCCTTCTCTAATCCAGGTATATATAGATTCTTTTCAAGCATTAATGCTCTTGTTGCACTCCTCAATGCTTCTTGATATGCAACTGTTTCAATCTTCATACGTTTCGGATTGAATTTTTCATATATATCAATAATTTTTTGAGGCTGCCTAGCGGGGTCAAGCCTTTCTCTAAAAATGTCGACAACGTACTTATTATTATCAGCGTCAATAGCAATGGTAGCAATAACAAAATAGTCAGCACGGGCACTAAGACTAGATGCAGGATCGACACCAGTATAGAGCTCGACTGGTATAATTTTCTTTTCATCTGCAATACTCCTAACCAAACAAGGTTGGTTATTAATTCTTTCAAAATCATAATGATGTAACTTTATGTAATCTGGTTTAAATGGGGCATCATCGGGAGACTGAGCAATATTCATGTATTCTTGATAGAATCCATTTATGTTACCCACGCTCTCGAATTCACTTTTTATTTGTAAAATTCTTTCCTTAGGAAACCTTTCAGGCCATATACTTTTTTCATCATCATCCCAAATACTATACCATAAGGTTTCCCAAGCAGGGCTATCTTTAGCCCAATATAAGAAACAATCTTCAGATATAACAGTACCAATCATAATTATCCTACCCTCGTCTGACAAAGATGGAATAACAGCTTCTGTCATCCATTTTCTATTCTTTGTCCTACCTTCTGGAGTAAAAGCATTCAATTCAGATTCAAAGTCATCTACTATAATAACATTAGGTCTAGTATCCCCTTCAATAAAACCACGAACCCTCTGTCCAGTACCAACAGCAACAATACGAGTGCCGTTTTTTAATATGATATCTGTACCAGTCCATCTTCTCGCTGTAGTAGAACTAAAATCTCCAAATATTGCTTTAAAGTTCTCACTATGGTCTAAGTGGTATTTAATACGAGATAGGAAGTTTATTGACTGAGCTTGAGACTCAGATACAACAACCATAAAGAGGTCATCCTCTGGTTTCTTATAAGCTATCTTATATAAAGGAAATATTAAAGAACATACAGTACTTTTAGCAGTTCCACGAGGAGCAGCAATTAAAACACGCTTAGTATCATCATTCTTTAATTGCTTATATATATCCCTATGAAAAGGCGGTGTTTCCTTAGCAAGTGCTTTAGGAAAGCAATACTTACCAAACCAACCCATATCTCTTTCAAACTCTCGCTTTTCTTTATTAAGAGCATAGGCTGCTTCATAATCAGTATTTTTTTCTAGACCTTTTTGTATTATTGCTTCCATTACGCTTCTTCTTGTTTACTCTCTTCTTCTTTTTTTGTTGTCTCTGCCAACTCATTGGTTTCCTCCGTTTGCGTTGCTTTAAATAATTTCTTTTTCTCTTGAATATCAGCGAGGGTTGTCTCAACAGTAGAAGCTTCTATCTGTTGAGTAGTAATTATCTTTCCCTTGCCTTTCATATCGTTCATATCCATAAGTTTATCTAATACCGTCATAGCTACCTTCGGATCACCCTCCTTCCCCATTGAGTCTCCATCCCAATCCATAACCTTATCTAATACAGCAGCTAATGCTTTAGCTGTATCCATTTTACCTATAGGAAATTCTTCAATTATTTTATCCAATTCATCTTTTGTCATTTTTCTAAAAACCTCCGTTCTCATTGTTTTTCTGACAGCGTATCTCTTTTTATCATTAACACTACCAAAAACTAACCTTATAGCGTCATTCTTTTTCATTCCTGGTTGTGCCATAAGATGTGCTAGTTTTTGAAATTCATTATTAGATTTTAAATACTTACCTCTATTGTTCTTACCACTAATACTGTAATTATTTAATCTACCTTCGGATATTATTTTACATTTATTTGATTTTATAAAGGATGGGCCCCAAGGGTATTTTATAGATATATACCCACGCTTGTCTTTTGTTGGGGAGCGTTTTAAACATATAGAAACTTCTCCATCTGAGGAGATGCCATACTCACCCTCAGAAACTTCGTAAGGGTGTTTATACGACAAACCCAGTTCATCCGCTTCTTCTCGTGAATAAACTGGGTATTCTTTTCCAGATACTACTTCGTATCTCACAAATAGAGTTATTTACCTCTTTGGGTAAATACACCACGAGTTACTGTTTCAGCTACTTCTTCAGCTTTTTTAGTTACTTTCTTAGCAACTTTCTTTACAGTTTTCTTTGCTTTAGGCATTATTGACTCCTTATCTTAAATATTTATTACAAACTTCAATAAAATGCTCAGGGTCACCAGCTCCCTGCTCTGTGTTGTAGTATTTTTTCCAATAATTTGCCTGACCCTCTATACTATTAGGCATTCTTTTTGGTACTCTCCAGTACTTTAATCTACAATGTACAATACCTGCAGCTATATTCTTTTCAAGTATTTCTTCCCACTTCTTTTCATCAAAATTCTGCCAATGTTTTATATCTACTACACTAGCTTCTGCACATTTAGCCATTAATTTTGTGCGATGTTTAAGATAATGAGCAAGGTTATCTACAGCAGTAGCTGCTTCTACCTGAAAGAATGATCTAGCGGGGCCGTCTCCCATTTGACGTATATATTCATAACGGCTTTCGACAATACCAGTAGCAAGAACTAGATTTATTGCAGAATCAGAGGCAAATTTTTCCCCCATTCCTGTGCAAACATCTTCTATAAGGTTTTTCATTTGTTTTAAACTAACCATTTTTTTTATCTTCCTTTGGTTTTTCTTTGTTTTTTAAAGCACATCCATTACAATAATAGACACCACTATCAACTACAGTAGCGGGTTTACCACAAACGACGCATCCTTCTAGATGCGGCATTATGTTGTTCTCCCGTTAATTCTACCTTTCAAATAAGCCAGATCATCAGTAACATCGTTCAATTCTTTCACAATGTCCTCACGATGTCTCTGGCTAGTATCGTCAGACTTGTTCCAACGGTCTAGCATTTTCAAAATAATAGACTCACAGTTCTCAATTGTACCTTCAATTCTTCCAATATCGACCCTTATCTGGTCTAAATCTTCATTTTGTGTTTTTTGGCTTTTGATTAGATTCATAATCATCATTACGAATAATGATACTATGATGCCAATCGCACCGTATTCCATATACACTTCCATCATACCCTTTTATCCTTTTATTCATGGTATTGTTCGTAGCCCATTTATCAACGGGAAAAAATTGAGGGGCCCCTCTAAAACGGAACTTCATTGGGATCAGCTTTGCTGCCTGCATTGTACAGGATTTCGCCCTTTTTACGACTCTCATAGAGCCCGACGACTGTATGGTAATGGTCTTCTCTTCTTTTCTGAGCCATGAAACCCGTTATTTTCTCCATATCTTTATAAATCTTTTGATAATCTAAAGAATCATCACTCTTAATATAGTTATTAATATCGAAACTAGACAAGATGTTTTCTATTTTCCATAAAGCCCTTCATTAAACGCTTCAAGTATAGGATTACTACTACGCCTCTTCTTTCTATCAGCTATAAAACGTAATATACCCTTTCCTCTAGCAGCTAAAGGGTCGTTAGTTAGGGGTAGATTACCGTGAGGGCCTAACCCGTAAGCTGCTATCCCATCAGTTCTACCCTTAACATAATTTTTTGCCCCAGGAAAAGCTTGATTTAAAAAAGTATAAGAACCGTACTCATGCCCATATTTTTTAGCTAGCAAATCTCTAAGATCACTAAATTTTTTCTCTAATTTACCTACATGAGGGAAACCAAACCAACCTTCACCAGTTCCATATACAGCTACATTTTCTTGTTTCTTTAATAATTCTTTAAAACTTTTAGAATACTTTTCTGGATTAGCATAAAATCTCTTTATTTTCGATTCATTAGCAATTAACCAAGAATGAGCTCTTTTCTGTCTATTCCTCAATCCCATAGATACCTTTGACAAAGCTGCTAAATCTTTAGATTCGATACCTATTCTAGTACTCCTACCTAGAAACTCTCTTCTAGTCATAGGCCCCTTCTTTATAGCACTATAAACACTACGAACTGGGCCTTTTTCTAAACCCCTAGCTCCATACCACTTACCCTTTCCGCTGAATCTTTGTATTATGGATGGAGATGCTTTCTTTAGTGTGCGAAGAAGATGCTGTATTAACCTTGGATTCAACATATTTATTCTTTACCCATAAGAATCCCAAGCAATCCTGGTGGTTTCCAACTTCCATGAGCAAATTTTGACGCAGCCTCTTTATCTTGTCCAAATTCAAAAACTTCACCTTCCTCTAATGCCTTATCATAAGCAGCTTCCCAAGGTTCATTTTGCATATCTATCCATCTATTCTTTCTTTTACCTGGGAATATTGTAGGAAAAGCTACCCATCGACCATCTTTGTACTCATGTGCCATTCTATGAGACTCGAACTTTCCTGTTGGTTCCCCATATTCATTTAAAATAGGTCTTTCCTTACCTTTTCTGATCGCTCTCGCTCTTTTATTATATTTATCCCACCAATTCATTTACCTTGACCCCTGTATCTCTTGATATATCGCTTCTTAGAGCCTTTATGGCTATACTTTGTGAGTGTACTTTGACCTTGTCTGGTCTTTTTACCTCTTTTACGTGGTTTATAATCTACTAGCGTTAGTCTCATTTTAGTCCAAAAGCTTATCTAAAGAGAAATCGCTTTCTTTTTGCTTATAATTTATATAATAATATACACTAGATGCAATAATCAAGTAAAGCTTTACAGCTTTTTTGATAAGTGTTACTATATAGTTACATAGAAAATTCAGAAAAAATTTTTAAAAAAATATTTTAGATCAAGGCTTATAATCCTACACCCCTTTTTTCCCAAAATTTTATTTAGATTGGGATTACGTGATATACCAGTTGGGTACCCGCATCGGAATTCACTTGTCCACTCTACTTTGGGTTGAATTCCTCTGCGTGTTATCACCCAAATTTCCCCCTCTAACTTCTGCGAAGTAGGGAGCACAAAGTTCCTTACCGTAGTTAATGTAACATAAGCAAAGAAAGAGAGCTAACTAATGGCTAATAAACAAACATCCGCAAATGTCTCAACAAATGAGCAAACCATATCTAATACTAGTGATATGTCTACAATCACGGGCACAAAGCCTGATGGTTCTGTAAAGTATGCATATTCTACAATCGGTATTCAGATAAAGAATAATGGTAGTCTTGTAGATAGACCTTTTCCTAAGACTCTATCTGCAGATACTATGGATGAGATTGCCAAGGAACGCACTAAGTTGCAATATACTAAGGGCGAAACCTATTACCTAATCAAGTCCTATACTGTCAAGAAGAGTAAGGACGGTACTAAGTTACCCGAACCTTTCTCAGTCGGCAACTATAGGCCTAGACAGCACTATTCCGTAGTGATATAATGTAGTACAGGGTACTAGAGGGACTTAATTGTCCCTCTTTTACTTTG